CTGAAGGACGCCGACCTCTCAACCTTCCTGCACGAAACCGGGCATGCCTTCCTCGAAATGCAGCTCGACATGGCCGGACGACTGTCCGCTATTGACGAACTGTCACCCGGCGAGCGCGAAATAGTTGCCGACGCCGAGGCGCTGATGCGCTGGTTTGGTCTGCGCGACCTGGCGGAATGGCAAGGCCTCGACTTTGAAGAGCGCCGCCACCATCACGAGAAGTTCGCCCGCGGTTTTGAAGCCTACCTCTTCGAGGGCCGGGCGCCGAGCATTGAGCTTTCCGGCCTGTTCCAGCGATTCCGGGCGTGGCTGGTGAATGTCTATCGCGACATCAAGGCGCTGAACGTCGAGCTGTCCGACGAGGTGCGCGGCGTCATGGACCGCATGATCGCCACCGGCGAGCAGATCCAGCTTGCCGAGCAGGGCCGGTCGATGATGCCGCTGTTTGCCTCCCCCGACCAAGGCGGCATGACGCTGGAAGAGTTCGCCGCCTATCAGGCGTTGGGCATTCAGGCCACGGCAGACGCCATCGAGGATCTGCAGGCTCGCGGATTGCGCGATCTGCAATGGGTGCGCAATGCCCGAAGCCGGGAAATGTCGCGTCTGCAGAAAGAGGCCGACACCCAGCGCGCGCAGATCCGCATGGAAGTGCGCCGCGAGGTCATGAGCCAGCCGGTGTATCGGGCGTGGCAGTTCCTCACCGGAAAGATCAGCGAGAGCGACAAGATCACGCTGCCGGAGCGCATCCAGTCCGACCCGGACATCGTTGATCCTGGTCTTGACTCCCTGTTCGTGGCGATTGCCAAGCTGGGCGGCATCGAGCGGGCCAGCGCCGCGGGCCTGTGGGGCATCAAGCCAGAGGACAGGCCGCAGTCCGGCCTCTTCGGCAAGCCCGTGCTGAGAGTGGAGGGGAAGGGCCTAACCGTTGATCGCATGGCCGAAAAGCTGGCCGAGCTCGGTTATCTGGAGCACGACGAGAACGGTAACGATGCGCTGCGCGCCTTCGAGGAATCCTTCCGGACAGAGCTCGGCGGCTCCCCGGTCTATTCCAACCAGGCCGATTACGACCTGCTGCGCGCAAACGATGTTCGGCCTGGTGATCAAGTCGCTAACCCCGAAGCGCTCGCTTCCGGTCGGCTGGATACCGCTGGGCTATCGGACATCGCCCCGCCGCCGGAGGTAGTCGCCGCACTCAAGGCCCGGCGCATGACCGCGGCAAACGGCCTTCACCCCGACATCGTGGCTGACATCTTCGGTTTCACCTCTGGCGACGAGCTTGTGCGCACCCTGGCCGCTGCCAGCCCACCCAAGGAAGCCATCGAGGCGCTCACCGACCAGCGCATGCTTGAACGCTTCGGCGAGCTGGCCACGCCGGAAGCCATCGAGCGCGCAGCCGACGCGGCAATCCACAACGCCGCCCGAGGCCGGATGCTGGCGACCGAAGCCAATGCCTTGGCGAAGGCAACGGGGCAGCGCAAGATCCTGATTGAAGCCGCCCGGGAGTTTGCCGCGACGATGGTCGCCCGTCTCAAAGTGCGCGACATTCGGCCTAGCCAGTACGCCAATGCGGAGGCCAAGGCCGCGCGATCTGCTCAGAAGGCCAGCCAGTCGGGTGACCTTAAGACAGCCGCAGCCGAGAAACGCAACGAGCTGGTGAATCACTACGCCACCCGGGCGGCCTACGACGCCCAGGCCGAAGTGCGCGCAATCCTGAGCAACTTTGCCGCGTTCGCCAATCGACCCGACAAGCGGCTTGGCAAAGCCTACGATCTCGACATTGCCAACGCGGCCCGGGCCATCCTGGGCGAGTACGGGATTGCCGAGAAGCGCGCGAAGAAGGCTGGCGAGTACCTGAAGGCTGTCGAATCCTACGACCCCGAGCTTTACGGCGTGCTAAAGGCCAGCCTGGACGCAGCCGAGGCCAACGCCAAACCGGTGCAGGAAATGACCGTCGAAGAGGTGCGCGGCCTGCGCGACGAGATCGACGCCATGCTGCATCTGGCCCGGCGCTCCAGGCAGATGGAGATCGACGGCGATCTGATGGACCGCGAGGACGTGGAGAACGCACTGTTCGCCCGACTCGAAAAAATCGGCATCCCTGACACCATCCCCGGCGAAGGGCAGGCTGTGACGCCTGCCGAGGCGCGTCGGGCAAAGCTGCGCACCTTCATCGCGTCGGCGCGCCGCGTCGAAAGCTGGGTCAGCGCGATGGATGGGGCCGGGGGGGTGGGGCCGTTTCGGCGATTTGTGTTCAGCCGCATCAAGGACGCGGCCGACACCTACCGGGCAGACAAGGCGCAATACCTGCGCCGATTCCGCGACCTGTTCGACGGCATCGCGCCGACGCTCAAGCCTCAGTTGATCGCAGCGCCAGAGCTGGGTTACACCTTCGGCAAGGATTCGGGCGGTTCGGCGATGAACGAGATCCTTCACGCCCTGCTGCACACCGGCAACAGCAGCAACAAGCGCAAGCTGCTGCTGGGCCGCAAGTGGGCTGCAGAGAGCGAGTCGGGGATGCTTGATACTGGTCGGTGGGATGCTTTCGTTCGGCGCATGATCGCCGAAGGCAAGATCACCAAGGCCCACATGGATTTCGTGCAAGGTGTGTGGGACTTGCTGGAGGAAACCAAGGCCGGCGCCCAGCGCACGCACCGGGACGTTTTCGGGCGTTACTTCGACGAGGTGACCGCCGAGCCGGTGAAAACGCCGTGGGGCGAGTACCGCGGCGGCTACGTGCCGGCGATGGCTGACGCCCGGGTAGTGCAGGACGCCAATCTCCGCGCGCTGGCCGAAGAGGACAACGCCGCGATGGCCTACGCCTTCCCGACCACGCCAAAAGGTTTCACGAAGGCGCGCGTCGAGTACAACCGGCCTCTGACGCTGGACCTGCGCACGCTGGCCCAGCACATCGACAAGGTGCTGCTGTTCACCCACATGGAGATGCCCGTGCGCGACGTGCAGCGCGTCCTGTCGAGGCGGGTCGGCCAAGCCCTGGGCCGCGTTGAGCCTGAAGCGATCCCAGCCATGATCCAGCCGTGGCTGGCCCGCGCAGCGCGGCAGCAGGTCGAAACGCCTATCGCTGGGTCGGCTGGGCTCATGCGCTTCTTCACTGTGATGCGCGCCCGGGCCGGTGCGGCGGCCATGTTTGCCAACGTGAGCAACGCGGCCCAGCAGATCACCGGCTTTGCGCTTGCGGCCGTCAAGGTGCGGCCCGGCCTGATGCTTTCAGCCGCTGCCGACTACCTGCGCGCGCCGCGCGACATGGCTCGCACCGTGGCCGAGTTGTCGCCCTACATGGCCAGCCGGATGGATAACGAGGTGGCGGTGATGAACGGCGAGATCAACGACATCCTTCTGAATCCGTCTCTGCTGGAGCAGGGCCAGAACTGGACGATGCGTCACGCCTATTTTCTGCAGTCGGCGGTCGATAACGTGATGGGGCCGATCATCTGGACCGCTGCTTACAATCAGGCGCTTGAGGCCGGCGAGACCGAGCGCGACGCCGTGCGCCTGGCTGACTCTGCGATCCGCGAGACTCAGGGCAGCAGCCTGCCCGAGGACATCAGCCGGATTGAGGGCGGAAACGCCTTCGTGCGCCTCTTCACGCAGTTCGCCGGCTATTTCAACATGCAGGCCAACCTGCTGGGCAGCGCGTTTGTGCAGATCGCCCGGGATGGCGGATTGCGCCAGAATGCCGGCCGAGGGCTGTTCGTGCTGGGGCTGGGATTCCTGGCGCCGGCCGTCGTCGCCGAGGCCATTGCGCAGCTGTTCCGCGGCGGCCCGGATGACGCCGACAAGGACGGCGAATACCTTGACGACTGGATTGCGGCGCTGTTCGGGTGGGCACCGCTGCGCAACGTAACGGCGATGGTGCCGGTTGTCGGGCAAGGCGTCAGCGCGCTGGTGAACGCGGCGAACAGCAAGCCTTACGACGACCGGCTCGCGACATCCCCTGCCGTGTCCATGCTTGAGAGCGCAGCCCGGGCGCCGGTGTCTGCCTACAAAGCCACGGTTGAAGACGGGAGCAGCCAGAAGGCGGTGCGCGACGTGGCAACCCTCATCAGCATGACGGTGGGCCTTCCCGCAAACCTGGCGGCGCGGCCGATTGGCTACGCGACCGGCGTTGCGGAAGGTCGGATTTCGCCCACCGGACCTATTGACGCGGCGCGCGGCGCGATCACTGGCGCAGCCAGTCCGGAGAGCAAGCGCTAGGTGCGCGTGGGATTGGCCCCGGTGGGTAGCCTTTGGGCATCCCACCGGAGCGCCAATCATGACCATCTCCAGCACCAACCGTAAGGCCGGCCCCTATTCTGGCAACGGTTCATCTACCGTTTTCCCGTTCTCGTTCAAGATTTTTTCAGCCTCGGACCTGTACGTTACCCGCACCAGTTCGGAAGGTGCGGTCGTGGTGCTGGATCTCGGCACCGACTTCACGGCCGCCCTGAATGCCAACCAGGACGACAACCCTGGTGGCACCGTTACCCTGTCGGCCGCCCTGGATTCCGGCTACAGCCTGACCGTCACCAGCGACATCCAACCGCTGCAGCCGGTCGAGCTCACGAACCAGGGTGGCTTTTACCCCAGGGTTATCAATGATGCGCTTGACCGGCTGACCATCCTTGTCCAGCAGCTCATCACATCGGGGATTTCGAGCGGCAATATCGGCGCCGAGATCTCTGGCCAGATCGAAGCGCTGAGCCTGGACATTGCTGCAATCAATACCGAGCTCAACAGCGTCGGCCACTTCAATGATGAAAACGTCTGGAACCGCTGGCAGTACCTGATCAACAACAACCTGACGCCGACCGGGAACCCGTCCTTGATGTACGGCTGGGTAGCGGCGCTTACTCGCACTTCCGGGGCCAAGCAGGTGGTGCCCGGGTACTTCGTTGGCGAGGCCTCGGGAGGCACCGGAACGATCTGGGGGATCGCGACCGAAGCCTGGACCGGCACCCGGTCTGCGGTGGCTACGTCGTCTTGTGTCCTGGTGGGCGCGGAGTTCTCCTGCGTTTCGCAATACAGCAACCAGTCTGACGCGGTTATCGGCGTCGATGTGGTGTTCAAGAACCGGCCGGATTCCCTTCTGACCGGAGCCGTTCGCGGCGGCCTTGGGTCGAACCGGTATAACCTCAACTCTTACGCCTACTGGATCACCAGCCAGCCGCGATCCACGGCTGGCGAGTATTGCGGATGGACGCGCGGCATCATGTTCGACACGAACAGCCTTGACCGCGACATTAACGGTAAGGCCGTCGCCATCGACATGGCGAACGTCAATACCGCTCGCGCTGACCTGCTCAAGTTTCCGGATGGCACCTATCTCAACTCCGGTGGCTCGCTTGCCTGGACGAGCGTTCCATCCTTCGGCGCGGGCTTCTCGCTGTTCGGCGCGGGGACTCCGGTAGCCTACCGCAAAGACCCGCACAACATCATCAGGCTGCGCGGCGCGCTTGGCACAAGCGGGGCGACCAACGCCGGCACCGCATTCACGCTCCCGGTCGGGTATCGACCTACGCAAACCTCACTCTTTCCTGGATACGGCGCCAGCTTTATCCAGATTGAGCCGGATGGAACGGTTCATCCGTCCTGGGGAACTGACCCGGGTCTTATCACGCTTGATGGCATTACCTTTTCGACGGTGTAACCATGGACCGCAGGCTATTTCAGGAGGCGTCCGCGAGATGGGAGGGTGACGAACGTCGCCGTAATCAAGATGTGCTGTTTGAGTTGATCCAGCAGCAAAACGCAAAGCTCGACAACCTGGCCGATTTTGTGCGAACGAGCGCAACCGAACAAGCGCAGCGCCTGGATTCTCTCGCGTCCGGCTTCCCGGCCGGCGACCCGGCCGGCCACCGCCGTTACCACGAAGCCGAAATCAAGCGCATCGAAGCCCGCGCAGAATTCTGGTCGAAGCTGAGGCTGTCCGTCACCCAGTGGGGGCTTCTGGGCTTTCTCGGCTGGGTGCTGGTTTCGCTGTGGCACGAGTTTCTGAAAGGTCCCAAATGATGGCCGACTTCGAGCCTGCATTTCAGCGCACCCTGAAGGCCGAGGGCGGCTTTCGGCTGACCAACATCAAGGGCGACCGCGGCGGCCAGACATACGCCGGCATCGCCCGAAAGATGCACCCGCGATGGCCCGGGTGGGAATGGATTGATCGCGACGAAACGCCGCCTACCGACCTTGTGCGCGACTTCTACCGCTCAGAATTCTGGGCGCCGCTGCAGTGCTCTCGCATGGCGCAGGAGATAGCAGAGGACATCTACGATTTTGCCGTCAATGCCGGCCCGCGAGTATCGGCAAAGTTGGCCCAGGCCGTGGCCGGCGTCGCCCCGGACGGCGCCATCGGCCCCAAAACAATTGAGGCCCTGGAGAGCATCGACCCGGCAGCCTTCCGGCCGTTGTTCGCCCTGGCCAAGATCGCCCGATACCGCGACATCGTGACCCGCGACCGCACCCAGGGCAGGTTTCTACTGGGCTGGATCAACCGCACCCTCGGAGCCCTGCAATGAACCTTCTTGGATTGGACGCCATCGGCGGCATCGTCAAGACCGTGGGCGACATTGCCGGCGACCTGATCACGACCGACAAGGAGCGCATGCAGCTCGAGCTCGAAAGCTACCGGGCCGAGTCGGAGCGCATGGCTGGGCAGGTCGATGTGAACAAGATCGAGGCCGGCAGCGCGTCGCTGTTCGTCGCAGGCTGGAGGCCGGCCGTGGGCTGGGTAGGCGTGGCTGCCATGGCCTATCAGTTTTTGGCGTACCCGTTCCTGCAGTGGGGCTGGGCGGCTTTGCAAGCGTCTGGATTTGTCCAAGCTGAAATGATGCCTCCGCCTCCGCTGGACACTGACGCCCTGTGGGTGATCCTGTCGGGCATCCTTGGTCTTGGCGTCTATCGAACCGCGGAGAAGGTCAAGGGGGTGACGCGATGAACGCCTGGGCCTGGTGGTGGCAGCAATACGCCAAGGGCGCAATCGACGCCTACGCGGCGCGGATCGGGTGCCGGCTCAGGACGCCGGCGTTGGCCTTGCGCGTCTCGATGTACTGATAGACGTGCTGCGGCTCAAGATCCTCGATGGGGTTTTCTCCGATGGCTGCTTCGACGGCGGATTGCAGGACGACGAGCGTCCCGTCTGCGCGCATGCCGTAGCGCACCCCGAGGGCGTCGAGCGATCGCCGTTGGGCGGAGGCTCGCTGCTTGCCGGTCAGGGCGAGTAGTTCGGCGGTCGTGAGAATCATATTCGATCTTCTGGGCGGGTGGTCTTGCTGCTAGAACGGCGGGTTTTCCGGCTGCGGGCTCGACAATTGGATGCTCATTCGCCCTCCTTTGTCAGTGCAGCCCGCACAAGGTCAACCTGAGTCCGGAGTTCGACCAGCTCGAACACTTGCTCGCGATAGACCTCCATGCTGCGGTCAAGTTGTTCGCGCAGCCGGGTGTTTTCGGCTTCGAGCCGGGCGAGGCGGGCGCGCTCTTTTGCGGTCATCGGTCAGTCTCCTTCGGGTCGGGGGTTGTCCGCACACTGACAGCGCTGAATTTGCACCTCCCAGGTGCCGTCGAATCGTGGCTCTACAGTGCATCCTCCATGCAGCCATTTTCCAAGCACACGGCCTGCATCGGCGTTGTCGGTACGCGTCAGATCCATCGCGCCAACTGTCACTCCGCACTGGCAGATAGCGACGAAGCCCGTTGGTTTTCTCTTTGCCATCGCTCAGCCCTCTTCAATCGGGTATCCGGGGCAGCCTCCGCCCTGGTAGTCGAAGCCCTTGCATCCCTTCTGCTCGCAGGGATTGCCGCATTTTGCAGAGCAGGGAATGACCTTGTGGCCTTTGGCCTTTTCGGTCGTCAGGTAGGCAAGCGCTGCCTCCGGCTCCATGGGCGTGCCGTCATCTTTTTGGAACACGTCATAGTCATCGGGGTACTTGTTCTGCCGGATGAAGCCGTCAATGCTCAAGCAAATGTGATATCGGGTCGCGCTCATGCTCAATCTCCCTTGGGCCGGGGGTTGTCTTGCGTGGTCAGCGCCTCGCAGTCCGGGTGGTCGCAAGGACCGGGGGAGTGGTCACCGCAGGCGCTGCGGTCGCACGCGGGCTCAATCGGGGCGCCGTTGTCGTGCCACCGCTTTACTCCATCGCGCCCCATAAACCAGCGACGCATTGCGCCGGTGGTCAGGTCCTTCGTAAAGCCGAAACCTCCAGTGATTGCCATTGCTCAGCTTCCCCCTGTCTGGCGCCGTGCCTGAGCCCGCTCTGCGATCCGATCTCGGCGGCGGCGCAAACGATGGCGCGGCGGGTTGCCGCCAATTTATCACCGTCTTTGACGCTCTCCTGAATCCAGGTTTCGCCGAAGTCGTCCAGAACCCCCTCAGGCACTGAAGCCACCGCAAAGTCTCCGTCGTCGCCTTCGGGAGGGAAGATGGCCAGCTTCAGCTTCACCGCCAGCCGCAGCGCGTCGCCGTCATCCTCCAGCGGGTTCCACACAAATTCCTGGTCAATGCCGTTATGGTCTTGGTTTTCGGCATGCGTGTATCCGATAGCCTGCTCTTCCTCAAGCCACCTCACTGAACACACGTCGTCTATCTCTTCGCCCCAAAATGCCTTCGCCGCCAGCTCCAGCAGTTCGCGATCCGTGCTCATACCGGCGTCCCCATGTCGTCGTGTGGCCAGTTGGCGGTGGCGGGCTTGGTGGTGCGCGGGACGAAGATCACATTCATTCCGTCTTTACGTTCCCAAGGCATGCACTTGCTTTCAAATACGCATCCGCCGCAACTAGCCACGAATGGCGTAAAAGCCGCCTCAAACCCCTCCGGCGCTTCGTTCGGATTGACGGGCATCACTCGTTCCCCTCTCGGATCTTATCGGCGGCAACAACGCATCCGTGGCCTGCGTACTCGACACTGCTGGAGTCGCCCATTGCGGCACAGATAGTCGCCGCCCGCTCCGTAGCCAGTTGCCATGCCTCCCACAAGGCCCTGGTTTCCCATTCACGGTAGTTTGCAGCACGAGAGATGCTGAAGCCTTCCCTCTCCGCCCACCGCTCAAACGCTTCACGGCTGTTCATCGCTCGCCCTCCCGCGCTGCGAGCATGGAGTCGGCCATCTCATAGGCGTCCTTTGCCCACCCACCGGGACGGAAAGATCCAGCAAATTCGGCCGATACCATTGCCTGCATCGCCTTCGCCGCGAAGTAGTCGCGCAGCGTCATGCCTTGATACGGGAGCCTGTACTCCCCGTGCTTGTCAGTGCCGACCGTTTCGCACGGAAACGCCGGCCCGCCACCTTCAATCTTGCTCATCACGCAGCCTCCCGCATCTCGCCCACGACGCCACCTTCGATCCACACCGGCGTGATCGTCTCCGGCAGGCCGGCCGGCAGGGCTTTCATGGTCCCGAATACCAGAGCGGTATCCAGCAGTCCCTCCGCAGCCATCGCGTCCAGCCAGTAGATCAAGTCCTCACGGCCCTTGGCGTCCAGCACGTCGAACCGATCCAGCAACAGGATGCGCAGGCCGGACAGATCCGAGATCGCTGCGGCAATCAGTGATTCCGTGCGCCACTTCTCGGACTCGGACAGCAGGGCATACGGCCGGCCTCCGGCCAGGATGTCCATGTCACGGGTGATCGTGACGTCAGCCCATTCGGCAAGGCTGGAGAAATCCGTAAGGCGCTCGTTGATCGGGTCAAGCGCGCTGGACAGCATCTCGGCAGGGATGCCGTCGGGGGCGAGGGCGTCGGCAATGGCCAGCCAAGCCATCACGTCGGCGTGCGCGGCGGCGGCCTTCTGGGTGCTCTCGTCGGCGAGCTGGGCCTTCCGGTTGGCTTCGAACATCTGGGCCAGGGTGGCGGCGCGAGCTTTTCTGTCTGCTTGGTGGCCGGCTAGCACCTGCTCAAGGCGCTCCGTTGCCGGCGGCGGGATGCTCAGACGGTCCTCCAGATCCTTGATTTCGGCGGCGGCCCGCTCTGCGTCGGCGATGTCTCGCTGATCGTTGGCGACGCTGCGGGTGTAGAGATTCACCGCGTCCTGCCACTGCTTGCGCTTCGTCTCAATGTCGGGGTCAAGCGGGCCGGCCTCGGGAAGCTCGTACTTCGCCAGTTCTCCGCCGACGATCTGCAAGGCGACGCCGCAGCACGGGCAGCCGTAGAGGTGCGGCGCGGGCTTGCTGCTGCCCGGCTCAGGCAGAGTGGCGAGCTTGCCGGTCCAGTCATCAAGTTCGGCCTGGTCGCGGGCGAGCTTGTCGCGCATGGCCGGCAGGCGGGCTGCCTTCCCCTTCAGCCCGTCAATCTGCCGGGTTGCCTCGGCGTGCTGGCGGGAGGCCGCGCGGGCTTCGCCAATCTTCTGGTTGGCCTCGGCGATGGCTGCGTCCGATTCCGCTACAACAGCTTCGGCGGACTTGATCATGTCTTTGCTGTACGTCTCGGCGGGCGTTGCGGCCTTCCAGCCTGCAGCCTTGTCCTTGCCCCATGTCTCGCCGCCGGTGATGGTCTTCCAAGACGCCTTCGCATCCCGGGCCTTGGCCTGGGCTTCCTTGGCCGCAGCATCGAAGCCGGCGCGCAGCAGGGGGCGTACCTGCTCAATCTTGGCTGCCGCGCAGCCCCGGGCCTTCAGTGCATCCACCACGGCCGGGCCGTCAGGGCTGAGGCTGAAGAGGCCGAACAAGAAGCCGCGGCGCTCGTTGGCGTCGAGGCGGGCAAACCGGGCCGGGTCCAAAACGAAGGGCAGGGCGCCGTGGTCGAAGTGCATGCCCTTGCCGCTGGGCAGCACAATGGAGAATTCCCCTTCGCTGGTTGCCACCGTGGCATAGCTCGAGCTGGCGCCGTCGCTCATCAGGGCCTTGAAGTCCTTCTTCAGGGCGACCCGGGCAGCGTCGCCGCCCAGGGCGTGGCGGATGGCTTCCTGCAGGCTGGACTTTCCGGCGCCGTTCTTGCCGGCGAAGAGGACAGCCGGGGTGGTGATAGCCAGATCCACGGCGCTGGCGCCAAGGTAGTTCTGGGCGGTGATGTGGGTGAGTTTCATGATTGCGCTCGCTTGTTTTTGATGGTGCGGTGTCCGCCCGGGGCAAATCCAGGGCGGCAATCGGCGGTTAATCCAGATTCATCTGTCCGCGCGGGCGACGGCCGGCCGGGGCCGCCTGGCGCTGCTCGGGCTGGCCGCCGGCTTCGGCGCGCTCGCGAGCTTCGATCTCGGCCAGCTCATCAGCGGAGGGCGTCCATTCGGCATCCACCGGTGGTGGCTCGTCGCGGCGCGCCTGCTGCTGGCGCACCGGCTCGGGCTCGGCCTGGCGGGTCTGCTGAGGGATGTGCTCGGGCTCGGGCTGACGCTCGATCTGTGTGGTGCTGCTCTGCGGGTCAGCCTGAGTCGGGCGAAGGGATTCCACCGATTTGGCCGCGGGGGAGTAGGACCCATCCTCTTGAACTTCCAGGGTCACCAGTTCCTGCGATTCTTCAACGCTGGTCAGGCCCATCAGAAGTTCGGGCGCGTAGAGCTTCCCGAAGAAGGAAGCGGTGCGGTAGCGCAGCATGACCTCGTCCATCGTCTGCCACTTGCTGCCGTTCTTTCCGTACCAGCCTTCCATCACGGCCATTTCGATGGTCACTGCCGGCGAGTCGATGCGCGCGCCGGTTTCCTTCTCGATTGCCCAGGCAACGCATTTCTTGTCGCGGATCTTGAAGGGCACCTTGCGTTCGACGCGGTTGCGCTTCCCGTTCGGGCCTTCCTCCCATACGAAAGTGACGCATTCGACCGTCTTGTCGCCGAGCTCGGTGATTTCAAAGCGGAGGGGCGAGAAGCGACCGCAACCGTTGATCGCTGCGATGATCCACTGGGAGGACCAGGACGGGCGCCCTTCGACGATGTACAGGTTCTGCATCACCATCAGGGGATCAGCCCCCATACGCTGGGCCATGTTGAGGGCCACCACGGAATTCGCCAGGGCGTTCGGGTTCTCGCGAACGTCGGTCACATTGCCGTAGCGGTCCGTCTTCTCGATGGTTGCCCGATAGGCCGCCGGCACGAGCGTGCTGCTCGAAAGCAACTTCGCGGCACGCTGCATGAGTTCGAACGACTGAAGGGAGCCGAACCCCGGCGAGATGACAGGCATCGCTGCCTCACGGGGGCCAGCCGATCGAGCCTGGAGGGCGGTGATGTCGGTGGTAGGTGCGTTCATGGAAAGCTCCATTGGTTACTCGTGGTAGGGGCAACTGGCCCAGCGGGCGCAGTACTTCTCGCTGCAAACGAAGGTCTGAGGGTTCGGCGGGAAAAGGCCGGAACGGAACATCTCGGCGGCGTACTGAAGGAGTCCGGGGTATTCGTCGGTCCCGACCATCAACGCCTTTGCGCTCTTGATCACGCCGCCGGCCGCCACCTCCGGAAATCCGGAGGTCTTGAGGCCGATGATTTCTCCGTCATCGGTGATGGGTAGGCCGGTGGTGTGCTCGTACAGCAACTCATAGGTGCCGATCTGCGCCCGGTGCCCCTTGACCTTGGCCACGCCTTTCTCCACGGCCCGGCTTCCTGACTTCAGATCCTTGATGCCGCGCAGGCCATCCCAGGAGTTCAGGCGGGAGCGATCGAGCGTGCCGGTCAAACGGATGACGATTCCGCCACCGCAGTCGATATCGAACGGCTTGGTTTCGAGCTCCACCGCTTCGTAGTGCATCGTCGGGGCGATCTCGGCGCAGTACCGAGCGTGGAGGGTCAGCCCGATCCGCTCCGCATCCTTGAGCGTCAGATCGTCTTGACTCATGTCCACATCGCGCTTCGGGTTGCGTAGGGTGTCCACCAGCACCTCGGCCACGTCATCCGGGCGCACGTCCTCGCCGGCCATGTACGCCAGATCAAATGCGGCCGTGCTGGCATGGATGGCGGTGCCAAGCTGAGCGCGCAGCCCGGACGCCTTTTTCAGGCCCAGGATGTGGGTTCCCTCCCAGGCGTAGGCACAGTCGAAGAGGCGGCCCCAGGACGATGCGCGGACCTTGAACACCGATTGCTGGGGATTCATCGCGTGAGGCCTCCCTGATTGATCTCGTGCCCCCAGATCTCGACATGGGCGTCTTGCCGGGCGCTGTAGAACTCGGCGATGCACTCCCAGCCGGCGCGCTCCAGCACGCGCTTCTGAGCTTGGTTGTCGGCGAGGACCGTGCAGATCGCGTAGTCGTAGGCCAGGCCCTTTAGGATCTCCGCCTGTGCCTTCTTGCCTTGGTGGGCGATCCCCTTGCCGCGGCTCGCCGGCGCCACGAAGAAGCCGTGGCAGATGGCTACCTGCGGCTGGGAGGGCAGGGAGTCGATCTCGAAGGCCGTGTGGCCGACGGCGTAGCGCGTCATGACTGGATCGCCTCGAGGGACTGCATGATTTCCAAGGCCCGGGCACGGGCCTGACGGGCGCGCGCCATGTTCCCGGCGGTCATCGCCGTGAAATAGGTGTCCATCCAGTCCTTGGCTTCCTGTACGGCCTCGGCGATGTCGTTGTCGCTGGGCTGATCGTCCTGGGACATCTCATCGAGCAGCGCCAGGCTGGACAAGGCGGCAGAGGAGAAGGTGGCGGCGTCGCCCGGGCCGGGGAGGTCGCGGGCGTTCATTGCTGATCTCCGATAGCCTTGGAGATGGCGGCGCGGGCTTCCTCCATGGATACATTCCATGCGTCAGCCGTATCCACGCGAGCGTCATGAAGACTCAGTAACGTTTCAAGCGCCTTCAGCAAATCCGGCGCGGCGGCGATCAGGCTGGCGTTGGCCTTGTCTTCATCAAAAGAGCTTCCGCGCTGGAGGACGTGGCACACCAAGCGTAATCCGGTGGGGTTCATCTGCTTTCCGGTCGCATAGGACCGGGCAATCATTGGACCAGAACCGTTCTGGGGGACTTCAATCCACGGCCCCGGCGTGTGCTTGACATCCATCACAGCCACCCCGCAATGCCGCACGCCACCACAAAGACAATCGCCAGATCGGCGAAGACCACGGCCCGTATCAGCACGTGATCCGGGATTTCGTTGCGCCGCTGGTTGAACCGGCGCCGAGCCAGGGAGATTTGATGGTTCATGACGTAATCCTCAGAAGGTTGATGGTGGTTGTTGGCCCGCTCGGTTGCAGCCTCTCGGGAAGCCGCGCGCGAGTGAGGCCGCCGTAGCGACCAGGGGTGTTTGTCAACCGTAGCCGGAGCCGTAGCCGGAGCCGGAGCCGTAGCCGTCGCCGGAGCCGTCGCCGGAGCCGTCGCCGGAGCCGTCGCCGGAGCCGTAGCCGTCGCCGGAGCCGTCGCCGTAGCCGTGGCCGGAGCCGTGGCCGGAGCCGGAGCCGTGGCCACTCACGGCGTCCACTCGGTAAACCCGAGAA